AAAAGTTCTAATATCAATATCTTGTTTAGCTTGTTCTATTTCTTCTGGTGTAACTATACCACCCTCAATAGTCGTATATTGAAAAGACTCCCAATCCTCATCTTGCTTTCCTTTTAGATAAAGTTCGTATGACCAGTTTCCATATCCCTTTGGTGTACCACAAAATAAAACTTCCCCAAGACGATCAGAAATACTGGCTCTCAATACTTCAAACCAAGTTCTTTTATCTATATCTGCAAATTCATCTAATATTAAAAAGTCTAATCCTGTACCTCTTAATGAGTCATAATTATCTGCACCCTTTAATGATATTTGACTATTTGTTTTTCTGATTGTTATAGTCATTGTAGTTTCGTTAATATCCTCAATCCAATTAAACATATTAAGCATTTCTTTAAGAGTTCCCCAGACAATCTCTTTTGCCATTTTAAATGTTGGTGCTATATACCAGATTTTACGATTAGGTTGAGATGCGTATTTCATCATCTCTGTTACAGCTAAATAAGTTTTACCAAATCTTCTACCTGATATTAAAACTCTAAATCTAGCTTTACTTGATGATACCTTATGTTGGTGTTTTGTTAGTGATATTTTCATTACAGAAATAAGTAATATATAATTTATTCTTATTTAATTTGTCTTCCATTTTTTCAGCATATGCAATAGTTAAATGACTTCCAGCTTTAACACATTCTGACCAAGTATCAAATTGTCTATCAACTGTCATTGTGTTATTACAATATCCTGTAATTGCAGAACAGATACTAAAAGCTAATATAAATTTCATTATTCTAATATAAGTTTTTTAATTGATTTGCTGCCATCTATATTATCTTCTAATTCTGCTTTAGACTTAATACATTGATACTCAACATTATCGTCAATTTTTCTTGATGCAATTCTTTTGCCTTTTAAACATTCACTCATAGATGATTGTATTCTGTGTTCTTTGATCTCGTTATTTACTATCATCAACAATGCAACAACTGTTTCAATCATCTTATCTCCTCGTTATTCCATTTTATCATTAAACAAATAATAGATAAATAAATTAACCCTAAATATAAAATACTTAAAATCATTAATAACTACCATTCTTTCTAACTTTATCTTTAAGTTCTTCTATATCAGATAATGCTTTTTCAAGTTGTTTAGATAAAAACTCAATATTAACTTTATTAGTCATATTCATTTCTTGGGTAGATTGTAATTTCTCAACTGTCTTATAAAGGTCTTCTAAAAGAAAATGTTGTTCTTGATCTGTCGGTACTTGTTCAGATTTTTTAAGTAAATCATTTTCAAATAATTCTCTTGATGTTTCTAATGAAGTTAATCTAGCTGTAACTTCTGTGTATGCAAAGACACCCATAGCTACTGCTATAACTATCCCAACCATATTTTTAATTGGCATTGCTACTGATGTGTTTTCTGATACTTTCATAATGGTGCTACCAAAAATGTTAATAGTACAAAAGCTATAATTAATCCACCTGTAAAATAATAGTTCATAGTTATTATCCTCATAAATTACTTTTTCTTCTTTTTCTTGGTTTCAAACTTGCTATTTATCCATGCAATACAATTATCTATTGCACCAAATACTGTGTAAAAAAACTTATCCATTATACTTTGAATCCTTTTTGCCAAGCCTTTAAACTCCAAAAAGCTGGACTCAAAGATTTTTGACCACTTACTTTTTTTAAGACTCCACCCATACGAGCCATAAATGATCTTTTTCTTGCTGGAATATGTTTCTTAATAGACATTGTTTTAGAGCCAAAATTAACTTTCTTAACTCTGCCTGTACTTCTGTCTTTTACGAAAACTTTAAATTTTTTTACATCACCCCTAGATGGTTTATTTAATCTAACAGTTCTACCTTTATATTTAGCCATGTGTCTTAAATATCACACAACAATATAAATTTAAAGATTATCTTTTAAAATGTCGTTCTCGCCATTTGTTGCATACATAAGTATCTTTAACTCCTCTAGTTCTCCAAACACCACAGAAACCCCCACCTCTGTGTGAAAACATTCCACAATTTCCACAGCTACCTCTACCTTGTGATGGTCTAAAATCTTGTGGCATTTGGTATGGAATAAACTCTCCATTTTTATAAAAGCTACTGCGTTTCTTTTCCATTTTCTATTAGCTTTCTTAAATCTTTTGCTATGGTTAATGCTTTGTTTAGTTTTCTTAAAGCTATATCTCTTTGAATCTTAACTTGGTCTAATTCTTCTTTCATCTTTTCTTTTTCTAATCTTAATTTTAAATTTATATTACTTCCTATTTTATGTTCTATTTCCATATTATCTCCTATATTAATGTTGATTCTATTCTATTTTTAGCAATTTCAAAGTATTCTTTATCAATTTCTATACCAATAAAATCTCTGTTTAAATTTTTACAAGCTAATCCTGTTGTACCACTACCCATAAAACAATCTAAAACTAAATCATTTTCATTAGACCAAGTTTTTATGTGGTCTTGTACTAAATTTATTGGAAATACTGCTGGATGATTAGTTTTGTTTGATTTCTCACTATTTATTTTCCAAACATTATGTCTAATACCATATTCTTTTATTTTTTTTCCATTAGAACTAACAGGCTTTGTTTGACCATTTTTTTGTCTTACAGTTCCATGAATTTTATGATTTGCAAATATATTTTTTCTATCTTTAATAGGATTAAATGTTTTAGGTTTGTCTTTAGATAAAATAAACATATATTCAAAAACAGGCGCATATCTTGTTTTAATACTACCTACTGCTGTAAATGTTTCTTTTTCCCAAATCATAGTATCATGTAAATTTAATCCTATTTCTTTAAAATATAATGCTTGTTTAAAAGAAGTTCCTGTTTCACTTCCTTTTATTGTTGCATCATTAACAATCCAAACAATAACTCCACCATCTTTTAAAGATCTTTGTAATTCATTTGCTATGTTTTTAAACATGTCAAAATTCCATGTTGATGAATTATTATAATCTCTAATATTATCGTATGGTGGAGATGTAATAATAAGATCTATACTATTTTCAGGTATTGTTGGTAATACCTTTAGACAATCATCATTTATTAGTTTCATTTACCTTGTTGGTTATATTTTTTATATGTTCGTTTTTTGTGTTTATTCATAGATGACATTTTAACTCTACCACCACCTATTGAAGTTCTTTTGTGTTTCTTTTCATAGACAACAACTGTGCCAAATACATTACCTTTTTTCTTTGCCATCTTCTATATCTTCAGCTTTTGCATCTATAATTAATGGTAAAGGTTCTTGTATTGTTTCAGTTTGAGTTCTATCTTTCATACCTAGATAGTTTTTACTTAACCAGATTTGCATATTAGTGTTATCTTTTTTAACAGCTTTATCCCACATTTTTTTTCTTAAACTAGCTTTACCTTTTTCTTTGTACTGTTCGATAATTTCGGCATAATTTCTTTTTAAAGTTCTAGCAGATACATTTAAAACACTTGCTATTTCATAATCAGGACAACCAATAGATGCTAAATTTTTTAATATTTCTATATCTACAATTATTTTAGGTCTACCAGCACCTTGCCTTTTAACTGTCTTATTTGCCTTATTTTTGTCCATTTTCTAACTCTGCCTTTTTCCCTGTAAAGTTCTCCCACCTTTTAATTATTACATCACAATATTTAGGGTCTAATTCCATAATAAAACTATTTCTTCCTAATTTTTCACAAGCTATTAAAGTGCTACCTGAACCACCAAATAAATCTAATACATTTGAACCTTGTTTAGATGAATTATTAATAGCTTCTTCTGGTATAAATATAGGTTTTTGGGTCGGATGTAAATTTTTAGATTTATCATAACCACCAAAATCCCATACAGTTGTTTTTTTTCTATCATCAGTAAAATATGGAGAGCCTTTAAATCCAAATATACAAGGTTCATGAGCATATTGGTATCTTCCTCTACCTAATAACATAGGTTTTTTCCATATTATTTGTTGAGAAAAATTAAATCCTGAATCTATAAATGCTTTAACAAAATTAACTGCTTCTTTATCAGAATGCCAAATATAAGTTGTAGAGTCTTCTTTTAAAAAAGTATATGCAGTAGTAAAACAATCTTTTAAAAATATATAAAAATCTTCGTTAGACATAACATCATTTTTAATCTTTCCTAAATCTTTTTTACTTGGATTCGGTCTTTCTGCATTTGAATAATTAACATTATAAGGTGGGTCAGTATGTAATAAATCAGCTAAATTGTTGTTCATCAATTTTTGAACTTCATCTTGTATTTTACTATCCCCACACATAACTCTATGATT